ATGCGGCGAAGGACATCACGCAGTTCCTCTTGTCTCGACTCCGCCAGCTTCGAGCAAACAGCGCAACGCTGAGGTCCGAGGTCGTTAGGCTACGTCGCCCTAGCACTGGTGCCAAGATCTACTCGGCGGACCTTTCGAAGGCAACTGATCGCATATCGGTCGAGACCGCGCACCTCGTGATCCACGAGGCCCTCACGGCACTTGGTGCCGATGGGCTTATGAAGGACTCGCTGAGCGCGATTCTCGAAATGGGCGACGTCGAGTACTGCGGTGAGACTCGCCGGCTCACATGCGGTGCGCTCATGGGACTCGGACCCTCGTGGGTCGCGATGTCGCTCATGAACGTCTGCGCAGCCGAGCTGGCGGGGGCACCAGAGGGCTCGTACGCGGTCTGCGGAGACGATCTGATCGCCTGCTGGGGGCCGAGCACCTGTCGGCGGTACGAGATGTCTCTTCGAAGGTTGAGACTCGTGCCGAACCTCGAAAAGAGCTTCTATGGCACCACCGGAGTGTTCTGCGAGCAGGTGGTCAGCTTCGAGAATACGTTCGAGGCCGTCGGGCGCGCGTACCATCGGTTGGGCGAGTGCAGCGGAGCGAAGGCGATCGAGGGCGAGAGAGGGTTCTGCGTCGTCGATGCACTCACCGCCATTGAGAGAGGAAAGCGTAAGTGCACGATGCTGCGCACGCCGCTGCCGATTCGACAGCTGGCAGGCCGTACTGCAAGGCGCTTCGCTGGATCCGTGAAGGTGCCCGGACCTCAGGTTCTCGGCGGCTGTGGTGTGGGGAAGGCTAACGCTCGGACGGTCCTGTCGTTTCTGCGTGGCGGCGGGACGACGTGCTTAGGCACGTTCGAGACCAAGCTCGCCAAGGCAGATGGTAAGAAGCGTCAGGAAGAGCTCAGTGCCCTCCCTCGGGTCGGCCGCGGAGCGCCAGGATCCGTGAACCTCGTGGCGGCGTCGCGTACCCTCGCCACGACGCAGGCTGCAGAGAGGCGCATCGCGGGCGACTGGAGGGAACAAGCTAAGCTCAGGAAGCCCAAACCCATCGAGATCCGTAAGGGTCTCCATCAGAGAGGGTTCGGTAAGGCCGCCAAAGGCGACCTTCTGGACCTCCTGCGAGCTGAGAAGTGTCGTCGTACCTTCACAGCTCACGCGCGCGCGGTCGCGGCTCACCACATCATGGAAGGTAAGCATACCGCTGCACTCAAGGCGCTGACGCATGGCTACGTATCTGTCTCTGCGCCGGAAGACACCCCTGTTTTCCCTAAATCCCTGTGTGTTCAGGTCGGTTTTTCCTTTGTG